AACCAAGACATTGGAAGTTGGGATGTTTCAAATGTTACAGATTTGTATGGTATGTTAGATAATACGGCGATTAACCCAACAAATTATGATAATCTACTTATTGGATGGTCAGGTTTAACATTGCAAAATGGGGTTAATTTCGGAGTTAATGGTTTGGTTTACTCAGATACTCCTTGTCTGTCCTATAGTGCAAGAACATATATTCAATCAACATATGGATGGATATTTAATGGCGATTCGCCCGGAGATTGTATAAGTATTTTGACAACTACAAATACAGGATATATACTTGAGCCCCAAACTCTTTATAATCAAGACCAAATAATTCAAAGTGATGTATTTTATGGTTATCAGTATTATATGACAACAGGGGATACCTATGTATTCGATTCAGGAGGAACTTATGTGACAAATGTTGGTACACCAATTGAGTCTCAGGTTTTTGACACCGATTTGTTTAAGTACTATGGTAGTTATAATAACTTAACCACAGGAACTACAAGAATATATGATGTTGATTTGAACTTATTGAGTGAGATTATACTAACGGGTTGTCCAAACCCCCATTCGTCCACCTATAACAGTGGAGTTGGTAAAGTAGGTATCATTGACTCCAATTCAGATAAAATTGCAATTATTGATTCTTTAACTGAAACTTTGGACGGATATATCGATTTACCAGTTGGTGGTGGTTATGAAGCTATAATAACTTCAGATAATAGTAATAACACAATTTATGTTTTAAGCGCATTAAATCCCGCTAGCGGGGGTACTATTTATGTTGTTGACCCAGTAACCTTAACTACAGGAACCACAATTCCATTTACTGCCGACACACCAAGTACTAAAGTAACATCTTTAATATTTAATCAAACTAACGGTTACTTATACATTCTCCAAAATAATGGTAAATTAAGATGGGTTGACACAAATACTAATACATTATATACAGGAATCACCTTGTCTTATTCGGGTATTTACACTTCAATGACATATGATGTGAATAAAGATTACTTATATATCTCTAATTTTCAATCACCAAACACTCAAAATATAATAGTGTTTAGATGTAGCACTAATACCGAATTTAACATAGTAAATTCAGTACAGATTAATTCTGGAGATGGAGTTATAAACTACAATCCGACAACATCTTTGTTATGGTATGCTTCGATAGGTAGTGATGAATTAATAAGTTTAAGCACATAAAAGAATAAAAGATATTTATAATTAAAATAGAAAATGGCAAACATAAAAATATCCCAATTAATTTCCGCAACACCTGGACCCGAAAGTGTTTTTCCGTTTACAGATAACGGAGTAACATATAAAGGATTTGTTTCAGGATTGACAACAAATTATATAGAAGTTACCAAAAATGAATTGGATTCATTGGTCATAACATCAAGTCTAATCCCTGGATATTTTTATATAATCGAGGGAGTTGACGTAAATTTATATGGAGGTACAACAATAATTTTAGAAGCAGTATCAAATAACAAACTTTCTGACTACGGTTCGGGTATTTTTTATAACCCAAAGTACGACCAATCTATTGATGGTTATGGTATTTGGACAAGACTGATGACACCTGTGTTTAACAGTATTTCAGGCGGAAGTTTTCAATACGGGGAAACCGTTGTCTCTAATAGTGGTGATACTGCAACTTTCATAGGTGACGAACTTTTAGAATGGGTAAATGGTCAATGGTCGGGGTCTCTTTTAATTACAGGATTGACAAGTGGTGTTGAGGCATCTATAGAAAGTTACGCAAGACCAAATTATGTTATTAATGACATTGTAATTTGGGGTGGTAAATATTGGGTTAATTTAGGTGGAACAATAACTAATGAGGTTATATCAACTGGTGATGGAACCTCATCTTATTCGGGATATACAAATGTCTCTCCAATTGGACCTCTAACCTTTAGTATTACAACGTCTGTAGAAGATTTTGCTGACGATGGTTCAGGAAATTTGACAGGTACTGGAGGAGGAACAGGGACAATAAATTACGACTTAGGTTTATGGTCAATAACAGCATTTACGTCAGTTGTTTCAGGAAGTTCAATCACTTCTTCATACATTGCAACACCTGTAGGTAACTATGTTGACAAATATACACTTAATTCAATTTGGTTTGAAATCGATTATAACCAAATTAATTACGATATTGTTATTGATGAAATCAGATACGACTACACTAATGACAAAATAACATATAGGAAAGATTCTTTCGGAAACGAAGTTTCTTGTAACTACCAAGTAATATCTCAATTTGAGATAGATTCTTTAAATGGTTTGGGAAATCCTATTAAAGATTTCCAATGGGGTAACGGACAAACAAATTGGGGTGTGACACCTGGATTATATCTATTCAATGACGTTCCAGACTCCTCAAGTGACATTCTTAATGGTGGTAATGATTTATTAGACGTTGGTAACATCTTAAACACAGAACTTTCTACTAATATACCATACACTCACACACAAATGACAAATCCTCCAATTGATATTAATAATCCTGCCGGTAAAGTTAACTATAGTATGGATGGTGTGGTAACGTCAGGTGATAGTTATTTTGGTACTTCATCTGAATACTTTACAAATCTTTACCCAGGTTTGTTTGTAATGGCGGCTTATGGAACAAATATTGACAATTTTTATATAGACGGTTTTGTTGGTGCCGATTGTAATGGAGATTTAGACGATTATCAAAACACATACACGGGTTATTCCACAACTTATACGGCGTATATAAAAAGATATTTTAACAATACAGATTTAGAGCCGTCAAATAATCACATTATAATTGTGGATAGTGATGGTACAGGAATAACACATGACTTTACAAGTGGAGGTTGTGATAGTGATTATGACAGTTTAACAGGTTTAACAGGTTCAGGTGTAAATAAAGTATATTACTTATTAATGTCCCAATTCCCAAATGAAAAAATAAGTGATGAACAAATTGATGAAGTAGTAAATGTGTTTTTAACTTTGGTTGATAACAAAACAATTGGTGATTCATTGACCTCCTTAAATAACAATTACGTAAATATTACAAGTTTGTTCCCTAATTATGAAACATTAGATAAGTTCGGTATCATGAATAATAAAGTTGTTGACAGTTATATGGACTGCCTCAATTTTGTCGGAGGGTACATTTGGAATAACAATCTAACACAAAATAGTATATTCGCCAACAACACATTTTCACCTATAAGAAAACCTTATTTTAGTAATAATAACTTATCAATAAGTTCCATATTTGATGATAATATATTTAGTTCGGAATCTTTTGCCTCTAATAATACCATTATCAATTCTGAAATAGGTGTCAACAATTTTGTTGGATACGACGGAGGTTATTCACAATTAAGTACAAACTTATTCGAATATTCTGTAATGACAGGTAACAGTTTACATAATTCATCAATAATTTCAAATGAAATAAAACTGTCATCTTCATTAAATTCTAATTCATTGATTGACTCTAATTTAGAATTTAACACAATATATAATGAATCTACATTGAATCAAAATATACTCATAAATTCATTTATATCTCACAATAAATTAAGTCAAAATTCATCGGTCAACCTAAATGACTTAGCGGATTCAACGATACAACACAATAACATTGAGCATTCCTCAACTATATCGAGCAATGTTTTTATAAATAACGGAAGTATTGAATTTAATTTAGTTTCATATCAAAGTTCATTAAATAACAACAATTTAGTTAGTAACTTTTTTATCCAAAACAACGACGTAACTCAAAATTCTCAAATATTACTCAATAGTGGATATACAAATTCTTATATTCAAACAAATAAGTTATTTTATAGTTTTGTTTCGGGAAATAATTTGAACGATAGTTGTTTTATACAAGAAAATATACTTACAAATTATTCCGAAATAACAAGTAATAATTTGATGGAATCTTCGTTTGTTTCAAATAATGAAATAAATAATGAATCATATATCTTAAATAATCAAATTTTAGGAGGGTCTGAGTTTATTCAAAATTACCTAAACAGTTCTTACATTTATGATAATGTTTCGAGTGCCAGTACAATTAGTAGAAATAGTTGTAATGTCCTGTCAGAAATTTATTTAAACAATTTAACCTCTTCGAATATTTGGAAAAATAAAATTGACATTGAAAGTTCGGTATATAATGGAAATTTTGTTAGTGCCTCGTTTTCATATAATTCTTTAAAAAACACAACAATAGATTTACTGAGTAGTTGTTTAATTGATACAAAAGTCATTACAAAAACTAATTTTAGTGATTCGGTAGTTGACGACATTTCTGAGAACTCAACAGTTATTTATGACACGTATCCAAAAAATGTATTCACTAATTCTACCGGTGTCACAAGAATAAGTTATTATAACGCTTCGGATTCATTAATTATCGGAGACATCAACGATTCAATATTACCTACACTGTATATTTTCACTTGGACCGCAACTTCATTATATGATATAGACGTTACGATAGACATAACCTTAGATGGTGGTAATTTTATAACAGAAAGAGGGGTAGTATGGTCTTTATCAGGTTACCCAACAGTGTCGGACAACATTGTAGTTGACGGAAACACAGGAACAGGTTCTTATACAGACTCACTAACAGGTTTAACATCAGGTTCGACCATTTATTTTAGAGGATACGCAGTAAATTCTAGTGGAACAGGATATACCTGTCAAGACACTTATTTAACAACATAATTTAAAAAACTTAAAAAAAATGAAATCAAGAAGAAGAAATTTATCTAATCAAACCGAGGGTTTTGTAGTCAACTTACCTGTCGAGGTTGTTGTAAGGGAAATACCATCATATCAAGTTAAAACTTCAATTATTGAGGTTTTATCAGTATATGACAATTCTTTACAAAAAAAGATTGTGGCTAATACAAAACAATTAGGTGAGATAGTACTGTGGGAATCTGACTCGTATGACAGAATAGGTCAATGGTCGGACGCTGATGTCCAAACAAGATTAATTGAATTATTTTTAAAGTAATGGAAAATAATAACGAGCAACCAATTTATAAATTAGGTCGTCAATACATACCTGATGAAAGAGATAATAGATATTTAATATCTGAACATTTACTCAGAAAAACATCTAGAAACAGAATAACAAGTCGTTATTGGGACGACTCCATTTGGTGGGGAGACCAAGGAAATACACCTCAGTGTGTTGGATACGCTTGGTCTCATTGGTTAAGTGATGGTCCTGTTTATCATACAGGTCCTAAACCTAAAATATCCCCCAATATTATTTATGAAAACGCTCAAAAATTAGATGTTTGGCCAGGTGAAAATTATGATGGAACATCGGTTAGAGGTGGAGTAAAATATTTACAAAGTAGAAAATTAATAAGAAATTATTATTGGGGTTTTAATTTACAGACATTAATAAATACAGTGTTAAATTTAGGTCCTGTGGTAGTTGGTACTAATTGGTATTATGGAATGTTTTTCCCAAACCAAAATGGTCTTATTAGAGCGTATGGACCAATTGCAGGTGGTCATGCTTATGTAATAAATGGAGTTGCCACAAATTCACAATTATTCAGAATAAAAAATAGTTGGGGTAAGGGATGGGGCCAAGGAGGTCACGCTTATATCAGTTTCACAGATATGAATAGACTTATCATGGAACAAGGTGAAATTTGTTTGGCAACAGAAATAAGAACTTAATTGATTTAGTGGGTTTTAATATTTATAATTGATACAAAGGTAAATGTCGTAATTTCGCGGCAGCCAATAAACCAATCAATTATGATAAGTCAAGAAGAAATTAAATCGTTTCTAGAAGGAAACGACCCTGAAGAGCACATCGTTGCCATAGAATTTGACTATGTTTCAGATTCTATATTCAAAATCAAAGAAATTCCTGGTAAAGGCAAAGAAATCAAAAAAGACACATTTGTCGCATTTGCGTGGGTAGGAGACCTGCGAGGTTTAAATTTTTATCAGTCATCAAAGGCTTTACAGAAAGAAGCTATGTCAAAGTATGGAATTATGATTGATAAACTCGAAACAGGCGACAATGACAGAATGGAGGAAGGTCTAAAGTATATGGTTAAATCCTTAAAGGGTTATCGTTCTCTCATTCAATTCTTCCGTGATGGTGGTGCTGACCCTTGGGGTGAAAGAACAAAGGACTTAATTCTTGTATTACCCCCCACCGAACAATATCTTATATCAAGGGAAAAACGATTATTCAAAGGATACGACGAATACAATGACATCACGAGGTTTGTATTTGACTTGGAGACGACCGCACTCGAACCAAAAGACGGTCGTATCTTCATGATAGGTATCAAAACAAACAAAGGATACCAAAAAGTAATTGAGTGCTCTAATGAGGACGAGGAGAGACGAGGACTCGTAGAATTCTTCAACATCATAGATGAATTAAAGCCAAGTATTATCGGAGGTTATAACTCCGCAAACTTTGACTGGTATTGGATATTCGAACGTTGTAAAGCACTTAACCTCGAAATTAAAAGGATTTGTAAAACACTTAACCCAAAATACACAATTAAGGAAAGTGAGAACATGCTCAAACTTGCCAACGAAGTTGAAAGATACAATCAGGTTGGAATGTGGGGTTATAATGTAATTGATATTATTCACTCGGTTCGTAGAGCCCAAGCAATTAATTCAAGTATTAAGTCGGCAGGTTTGAAGTATATCACCCAATATATTGACGCAGAATCCGAAGACCGAGTTTATATTGACCACACCGAGATTGGCTCAATGTATGCCAAAAAGGAAGAATATTGGTTAAACATTAAGAACGGAAAATACAAGAAAGCCAATAATCCTGAATTTAATGATTTAGATACAAGATTTCCTGGTACATACATTAAGACAACGGGTGATGACATTGTAGAGAGATATCTCGATGATGACTTGGAGGAAACCTTACTTGTTGATGAAGAATTTAATCAGGGTACATTCCTACTTGCATCCCTTGTACCAACAACATATGAGAGGGTATCCACTATGGGTACTGCAACACTTTGGAAAATGTTGATGCTCGCTTGGAGTTATAAACACAAACTTGCAATTCCAAAAAAACAATCAAAGACGGATTTTGTCGGGGGGTTGTCACGACTATTAAAAGTTGGATATTCCACAAAAGTACTGAAGCTCGACTACTCGTCACTATATCCTTCAATCCAACTTGTTCACGATGTATTCCCTGATTGTGATATTACAGGAGCGATGAAAGGAATGTTGTCATACTTTCGTAACTCTCGTATCATGTATAAGAACTTGGCTGCAGAATGGTATGATAAAGATAAAAAGACATCTTTAAAGTATGACCGTAAACAACTTCCGATTAAGATTTTCATCAACTCGATGTTCGGAGCTTTGTCTGCACCACAAGTATTTGCGTGGGGTGATATGTATATGGGGGAACAAATTACTTGTACAGGTAGACAATACCTTCGTATGATGATTAAGTTTTTTATGAAGAAAGGCTATACCCCACTTGTAATGGATACGGATGGTGTTAACTTTTCAAAACCTGAAGGTGTGGAGGATAGAGTTTATATCGGTAAAGGTTTAAACTGGAAAGTTAAGGAGGGCAAAGAATATCGTGGTGATGATGCGGATGTTGCCGAGTTTAATGATACATTCATGAGAGGAGAAATGGCATTAGATACTGATGGAACTTGGCCATCTTGTATTAATCTCGCTCGTAAGAATTATGCGGTTATGGACGCCAAGGGAAAGATTAAACTAACGGGTAACACAATTAAGTCAAAGAAACTTCCACTTTATATTGAGACATTTTTGGATAAAGGGGTTAAACAATTACTCGAAGGTAAGGGTCAGGATTTTATCGAGTGGTATTATGAATACGTTCAGAAAATTTATGACAAACAAATCCCACTCATGAAAATCGCCCAACGAGCCAAGGTTAAGTTGAGTATTGAGGATTATAGAAAACGTTCGAAGGAGAAAACAAAGGCGGGTAATGAGATGTCAAGGATGGCCCACATGGAACTAGCAATTCGTGATAATATTGCGGTGAATCTTGGTGATGTCATCTATTATGTTAATAACGGTGTAAAAGCGTCTCATGGTGATGTTCAGAAGGTTAATGATAAGATGTCAAAGAAAGAAAAGGATGAGTACAGAGCAAAACACGGTAAAGAACCTGTATTAGGTTCTCATATCCAACTTAATTGTTATCGTCTCGACCCAAGTGAATTAGAAAACAATCCTGAAATGACAGGTGATTATAATGTACCGAGAGCGATAGCGACATTTAACAAACGCATCGAACCGTTGTTGGTTGTTTTTAAAGAAGAAGTACGTGACGGTTTGATTGTTGATAATCCCGAGGACAGAATGTTCTTTACCAAAGACCAATCAGAATTGATTAATGGTTTACCGTTTGAGAAGGGAGACCAAGATACATTGGAAGAAGTTTTAACAATATCAGAACCTGAAATGAGGTATTGGGAAAAACGAGGATTACATCCTGATTATATGTATGAGTTGGCTAATGAAGGGTGGGAAGATAAATTAGTTAAATTTGAGACCATCGGATGAAATAATGTACCAAGTGTTATTTAATTTCAATAGATGAACACACGAACCCTTTTCTAATAAAATTTCATCATATTCTTCGTCTATTTTATTTTCAGTACATGAAACAACTACTGATGATAAAGCCTTAATTGTTATATCACTAGTTTTTTTATTATCTAAAACAATCTTGTCAACTGTGCTTTTAACTAAAATAAATTCTTCATCACTTGTCCAATAGACTGGCTCATCTACAATTTTTTTTATAGTATAGACTTTTTGACCCACTTGTTTTCGTAAAAATTTATTATCCATATTAAATAACGTATATTTGTCTTGGCATTGCTGTAAATTTCTTCTGTTTGTTAAGATTTTCGGCAATTAATGCTTCTCTTTCCATTACTTTCTCAGGCTTCAATCTTGTCAAACGACCTTCAGCACCAATTAATTCTTCAATTAATTTTGATTTTTCATCTTTGGCTTCAGTAGCCAATGAAGCATAATCCATTGTTAATTCTGAATCGGGTGTTTTGATATTACCACTAAATTTACCTCTTACTCTTGATAATGTTTCCTTAGCGTACGCAAAAAACCATCTACGAACCCATACTTGGGATGGGTTATTTAAGTCCACCCAATTAATTTTTTCAAATGGAACATCTGATGGAAGTTTAATAATGTCAGGATTATCTTTTAAACACTTATCTCTATCTTTTCCCTCAACTTCATAATACCAATACCAAACTTTTCCTCTCATTAATGTCGCATTACCAAAGTCAAATTTACCACCAGGAGTATTCATAAGGTGAATTGCCTTTTTCCCTTCAGGAAGTGCGGTAACTCTGTATGTTAAATCACCGGCAATGATTCTTCTTTGGATGTTTATCTCTTGCATTCTAAGTAACATGTCAAAAGCTGGCATCATAAAATACGAACCCGAATATCCCATCTGAGAATATCCTGCGGGACCCCCTAATCCAACTCCACCTAAAGCACCAAAAGACCAAGGGTCAAATAATAGATTATTCAATTCCGCCGGAGTAAACCATAATAGTTCATTAAGTTCCCTACCCGCAGGTATTTCATAAATTTGTTGATTTGGGTGAAGTTGTATGTAGTCTTTTTTAAGTACTGAATCTCCTCCGGTTTGCAATCCAACTATTTTAGAATATGCGTAAGTATATCTTTCCTCAAAGTCTAAACTTTTTGTGATAAAGGCTTTAGATAAGGATTGTGTATCTAAATTAAGTCCGTACAATGAAGTCCACTGAGATTCAATCAACCAATCTTGTACGTATTGGGAATAATCATCGATAGATAATTCTAGCAAAGAATCTAGTTGTTCATCCTCAAGTTCAACACTTCTAAGAGGAGCTCCCAATAAGTGTCTTAATCTTTTATAAAGTTCACCTCTATATGGTTCTTCAATTATGGCCATCGATTTGTTTATTATATAAATATTTCTTTAAATAGATTTATTTTGGTTAAGGAATACCTGACCTTTAAAACTCTCCAAAATTTGATTCTTTGTTGTTTTTACAGATTCGTTGGTTTCTTTTTTGGTTCTTAACTTGTAAAGTTCATTTACAAATTCCCAGTTAACAACATCCCAAAAGTTTTTAATATATTCATCTCTTTTGTTTTGGTATTTCAAATAGTAAGCGTGTTCCCAAACATCTAACCCCAATAAAGGATAACCACCTTTAATAACATTCATAAGTGGGTTGTCCTGATTTGCGGTTGACATAATTTTAAGTTTGTTATTCTTTGTTAACACCAACCAAACCCATCCTGAACCAAATCTATCTTTTGCGGTTTCCTCGAATTCTTTTTTGAATTCGTTTATACTACCAAAATCCTTTTTAATTTTTTCAATAACTTCTCCCTCAACTTTTTGTTTTTTTGGGGATAACATTTTCCAAAACATTGCATGATTAAAGGCACCACCAGCATTGTTTCTAACGGTTGTGCTATACTTACTTATTGATTTTACAATTTCCTCAAGTTCAACATCACCATAATCTTTTTTTGCCAAAGCGTCGTTTAATTTATTAACGTATGTTTTGTAGTGTTTATTATAGTGAACATCCATAGTTTTAGAATCAATAAAATTTTTTAAAGATGAATACGAGTATGGTAATTTTTCAATACCAATTCGTTTCATTTCGGTTATCAAAAAATCTTGATAACCTTTTTTGTCTTGTGAAATAATTTCCTCTTTAATTAACTCCGCCTTGGACTCTAACTTTTTCATTAAGATATTTTATACATATAAATATCTTGTTTTGTAGTTATAAACGGGTGTTTATTCTATTCATCAATTCTTCTATGAAATCCGCCTTATCCAAGTTATCTCCCATTACTGTATCTATTATATTTTTCTTTTTGGATAGCATATCATAAATAACACCTTCTATTGTGTTGTCAAAAATTGGATAATAAACCGATACTGAATTTTTTTGACCGTATCTATATGCTCTATCTTCAGCTTGTTGGTGATGAGCGGGAACAAAAGATAGGTCGTTGAATATGACAGCCTCAGCGGCTGTCAAGGTTAAACCAACTCCGGCGGCTAACAAATTACCCACGAATACTTTAATCTTATCGTTCTCTTGAAATTGGTCAACGGCATGTTGTCTCATTGGTTTACTTGTTGACCCATCTAAACGAACCGCCTGTTTACCAAAATGGTCGGCGATTTTATTTAAAGTGTCAGTAAAGTTGGTAAAGACTATAACTTTCTTATCTTGGTCAATGATATTTTGAATCAATTCAATGGTATCTGAGACTTTTTCATCCGCAATTGTTTGTCTCACTTTCATTAACTTGTTAAATTGAACGGTCAATGATGACGATTCATCTTTTCTATTTTCATACCAATTGTAATAATCCCCCATCAACTCCTCATAAACTTTTGACTTTAATCTGAGATATACAGGTGAAATAATTTTATCAGGTAAATCTAAAACTTCAGTTTTTAATCTCCTTAGAACCTGACGAGAAGTTCTATCCCTTAACTCTTCCAAATTTGACGCTCCCGTAACATTCCAAACTTTTCTATTTCCAGCCTTAAATTGGTATCCTTGACAATATCTTATGGCGTAGGCCATCCAATTTTGTGCAACGGGACTTTCAATTAAACTTAATAAGTTGAAATAATTCATCGGACGAGATGTCATTGGGGTTCCCGTTAACAACCACAGTCTTTTTACATTTTTGGCAAAACTATTAATCAATTTGGTTCTTTGAGCTTGAACATTTTGAACATAGTGAGCTTCATCTATAATAATTAAATCAAAATTTCCTTGGGTTATTGGTGAATTTTGCTTGTCCTTTAAATCATAAAAATTCTTTATAATATCATAGTTAACAATCACAAAATCATGTTCCAACGAGAAGTTTTTCCCCTCCGCAATATAAACACTCCTATCAGTATAATTTTGAATCTCTCTCATCCAATTTATTTTAAGAGAAGCTGGACAAATAATTAAAACTTTCTGAATACCCGTTTCTAAAGCCGCTATAATTGTTGCCGTTGTCTTACCCAATCCCATGTCGTCAGCCAAGATAAACCTAGTACTACCGACCAATTTTTCAATAGCAATTTTCTGATGTTCTAAGGCGGGTCTATGTTTATATTTTTCATAGTCAACTTTAACATCTTTAATAACATGTGTCTTAATTATGGCTCCTTTGGGTAACCAAAAATCGTGAATAGTCTCACCTGAAAAAACTTTACCCCAAACGTGGTATGATTTTTCTTTTTCCACTAATAGTTTTTCAATCCACAATTCGGTAGGTATTTCAGAATAAAGTTTTTCGTCGGCAATTTTCTTTGCAAAATATGGGTCCAAATCAACCCATTTTTTTGCAACTTTTGGCACAACATCGTGATAAGTTGTAATATATTCCGATTGGGCTCTTGTGGGATAAAACTTTTTGTTTGACTCTTTTTGAGTTTTTAATCTTAAAATATAATTATTAGCACCCGAATATGACTCTAAAATATTCAGAGCTCTACTTTCAATCATATTTTCTACCTGTCCTGTCTCCAAAACAATATTTGATATTATAAAAATAGTAAAATTTAGATATTTATCAATATGGGACAACCAAGAGTACCGATTTCAAGAATAGGTAAATTTTTCGGAGCGGAGGATTATGACCTTGATATATCAATGGGCGAGGAATGGTTACATGGTGACATGAATTTCACATTGGTTTTGTATAGTGTTGATAGATATAAGACTAAAACCGATGATGTTTATGGAGAAACTCTAACTGATGGTATAAAGTTTAAACCTCCAGTTGAATTTAAAGCCTTTGTTCAAATAATGGCTCCTGAGAATAAAAATTTGGGAACTTCTAAAATAGAACAAACGGAACCTGGTAATATTAAAATTTCAGTATACCAAAAACATTTAGAAGAGTTGGGGATTGATATAAACTTTGGCGATTACATTGGATATTATGAAACTGAATCACGAGTTAGATACTATACGGTTAATAATGATGGTCGTGTTGTTTCAGATAACAAACACACATACGCCGGATATTTACCTTTTTATAGAACAATAACTGCATCACCTGTGACGGATAACGAATTTAGAGGATTATGAAAATAAAAATAACTGAATTACAATTACAAAAATTAACCAAAATGGTTGATTCAGAAAAAGTGGTTTGCGAATGTGGATGGTCATGGAAACTATCAGAAGGAGGAGACGACCCTTATATCTGTCATAAATGTGGACATAACAATGAAGAATAATGCCATTACCTAAAAAAATTAAAAAACATATTCCTTTAACTCAGCCTAAGACTTTATTAAGTAGGAGATACGAACTTGCCGAAAAAATTCAACAAGACGGGACATTTTTACCGAAGTCATTATTACATGCCGATTTGGATAAAGGATTTTTAGATTTTGTTAAAGATGAGTTAAAAACAATTGTTGATGGTAAAGTGGTCCCAATGGTTGACATTCTTATAACCACTCAAAATTGGGCTCAATTTACAGAAACTTGGAATTTTCAAAATTTAGATAAAAACGCGGAACCTCCATTCATTACAGTAGTCAGGGTACCTGAAGTTAAATTTGGAACGAATCCTGCTTTAATGTACAATATACCAAATAGAAAACAATATTTTTATGCTCAAGTTCCGACTTGGGATGGAAATAGACAAGGTTTTGATGTATATAAAATACCTCAACCTGTTCCTGTAGATATAACTTATTCTGTAAAAATTATTTGTAATAGAATGAGAGAACTCAATACGTTTAACAAAAACGTAATTGAGAAATTTGCATCAAGACAGGCTTATCAGGTTATTAAAGGTCATTACATACCAATTGTTATGGGTGAAATTTCTGATGAATCAGTTATGGAACTCGAGAAAAGAAAGTTTTATATACAAAGTTATTCGTTTACAATGTTAGGTTTTTTAATTGATGAGAATGAATTTGAGGTATCCCCCGCAATTTCAAGAGTTTTACAGTTAACTGAAACTGAAAGAAAAGATGTTAGAAGACAAAAGAAAAGAAATTCAAATCCATCAAGTACAACTATGAATATTGATTTTCCTGTGGATGTTGATTCATACAATAAAGTTTTTGATTATTCAGTTAATATTAATATAAGTAATACCTTGAATATTTCATCTTATTCTGTATATATCAATGGTAACTATTTTGGGGATGACGTTCCTCAAATTCAAATCAACTCAGGAGATACCTTAAAGGTAATGGTTGTCAAACCTGATTATTATGAAACCACATCTATGGTTTTTAATAACCTTTTAGTTTAGTCTTCTCCGTAGATATCTTTTTTTTCTTTACAAGTCTCAACTATAAGTTTCTCTAAGAACCTATAAATCTTAACTCCTTTTTTGTCACAGTAATCTTTCAATAACTTGTGAACGTCTTTAGATATCTTCAAATTCTTTATTTCTCGACCATTCTGTAACATAAGATAAAAAAGGCAGAAAATAGTCTGCCCAATTTATAAATACTTATCATAAAGTCAAGAATTTTGGTTTTTTCTCAAATATTTATCTATAAAAATAAATTAACTAACAAAAAAATTAATAATGGCTTCTAACAGTAAAGTATTCGTATCTCCCGGGGTTTACACCTCTGAGGTCGATTTGAGTTTTGTATCACAAAGTGTCGGTGTTACAACTCTTGGTATTGTTGGTGAGACTTTGAAAGGTCCGGCGTTCGAACCAATCTTTATCACCAACTTTGATGAATTCTCCACTTATTTTGGTGGAACTACACCAGAAAAGTTTATAAACACACAAATTCCAAAATATGAAGCGGCTTATATAGCTAAGGCTTATTTACAACAATCTAACCAATTGTTTGTTACAAGAATTTTAGGTCTATCAGGTTATGATGCCGGTCCGTCTTGGTCAATAAGAGTTAAAGCAAATGTTGATACAACCACAGTTGGGTTTAATTGTTTGTCATTTGCGGGTCCTGATATTTCTACAGGATGTGAGGTTGAATGTACTCAGTTTGAAGAATATCCGTTTCAAATAGATTTTTCAGGATGTAACACGGGAATCAATTCTATTACTTTCTTAGACGAAACTCAAATTCCTAATATTATTTTAAATAAGTTAAACTTACCATACGAACAATTTGATGGTAGTACATCTTCGTTATTTTTGGATTTAACAACTCAAATTAATAACGCAATTGAGGATAATAATTTACAGTCAACCCAAATAAATTATTATGGTGTTATTCCTACGACAATTTATAATGATTTTATTAGTTTCGGTTACACAGGAATGACAAATGTATTTGACGTTGATAATATTAGTTTTGATAGTGCTGATTTTTCAGACCCTAATAATGACCCTTGGTATTATGCAATGTTTGATAACGTTGGTAATGCGGAATATACTGGTTCATCTTTCTATTCATATCTGTCTATAACACCAACTAGTACATCGTCAAATTGTGCAACTTTCTTAAATTATAGTGTATTAGGTGTTGCAGGTAGTATAAACTATAACACAAACACTATTTCTGTAGTATTACCATATGCAACTTTCTCAGGTACTGACTTAACAACTATAGTGAGTGATTTTAGTGCATGTTGTTCTGGAGTAACTATAAGTTCAGTACAACAAGAAAGCGGAGTTACTATTAATGACTTTAGTTTTGGAGCATTAACATATGATTTAGTATCTGACGATTCTACAGTAACCGCATCTTGGTCTGTGTCTGTAACAATTCAAGACCCATGTGCTCCAATTGTATCCGGAAATACCGGTTCTAACAATCTTGGTGAGGTTTTAGAATGTTTCAGTGGAAGTGTATTTGGAACAATTTATGTTTATTCAGGAACTGCTTATACCAATTATGACGATTTAGTTATTGCGACTTTACGTTCAAGAGGTATTGCAACATATTCTTCAGATGAAGGGGCAGTTTACGAGGTACAAGATTTGGCAGGAGTTTCATTAAATTGTACAGGTTCTTATTCAGGTGTAACTAAAAATCCTTACTTAACATTTGGAGTGAATGTAACCGATAAAGACGGAGATACTTATTTCTTTGAAACTTCATTCACAAATTCAGACCCTGAATATATTACTAAAGTTTTTGGTTCATCTAATTTTGCTAAACCGAGAACGGTAGTTCCTCTTTTTGTGGAGGAAAAATATCAGTTATTATTAAATTATGGTTACAGAAAAGGTTATATTAGAGGTTTAAGTTGTGACTTAATTGCGTTACCTGATGCAAGACAAGGTTCCGACCCAACATCAATTGCATGGTACTTGGAACAATATCAATCTCCAACTTCACCTTGGGTGGTATCTGAATTAAGAGGTAACAAAGTTTATAACTTATTCAAATTTACAACTATATCTGATGGTAATGACGCCAACACTGAGGTTAAACTTTCCATAGCAAATATGTCGTTTGGTAATGGAACATTTGATATTTTGGTTAGAGATTTCTACGATTCTGACGCCAATCCTGTAGTACTTGAGAAGTTCACTAATTGTACAATGAACCCAAATGAAAATAGTTTTGTGGCTAAGAAGATAGGTACTAAAGATGGAGAATTCCAATTGAATTCTAAGTATGTTATGTTAGAAATGAATGAGGACGCTCCTGTAGATGCACTTCCATGTGGTTTCTTGGGATATGAGATGAGAGAATATGCTGGTTCAAGACCACCATTTCCAATCTTTAAAACTAAGTACGATTTCCCTGGTGAGGTGATTTTTGACCCACCATTTGGTTTAGCAACAGGAGGTAACGACTCTATTAGTTCTTCAGGTGATAATGTTCGTAGAACTTATCTTGGGGTTTCTGATACAATCGGTATTGATGTTGATTTCTACCAATATAAAGGTAAACAATTACCGTTAGATGTTTGTACAGACACAACAGGAAATCAATGGGCGTATAGAACAAAAGGTTTCCACATGGATATTAATGCAAGTGCAATTACTATACCTAGTGTTTATACTACTTCAGGTGACCCAGCGTTTTATGTTGGTTCAGCTTCGTTCATTAATGACCCTGAAAACGAAACCAACCCATATTACAGAATCTACGCACGTAAATTCTCGTTATTATGTCAAGGTGGTTTTGATGGATGGGACATCTATAGAGAATACAGAACCAATTCTGACAGATTCGTATTAGGTAAGAGTGGTTATTTGAAAGGAGCTTGTGCCGACACAAGATACCCTAACGCAACTGGATGGGGAGCCTTTAAACAAATTTCAGTTGGTGATAACACGATGGATTATGGTAATAGTGACTATTACGCTTACTTGTTAGGACAAAAAACATTCTCTAACCCTGAAGCGGTTAACATTAATGTATTTGTTACTCCTGGTATTGACTATGTTAACAATTCTAATCTTGTTGAGGCAGCGGTTGAGATGATTGAGTTTGATAGAGCTGATTCATTGTATATTACAACAACTCCTGACTATAATATGTTCGCAACAACTGCTGGTGAACCAACTGATTTAATTTACCCTCAAGAAGCAATTGATAACTTGGAAACTGTAGGTTTGGATTCAAACTATACTTGTACTTACTACCCTTGGGTACTAACGAGAGATACGGTAAACAATACACAAATCTACAT